GTTCCGTCAAGAATATCATTGATAGCGGGCAAATCAGCTGCGAACTTGCGGTGAGCCATGAACTTGATAGCAAGTCCTTCGCCAACTGTACCAGCAATCAAGTCGGTCAGTTCCGCATCAGATCCTTCGTCGTCGTCCAGCAACTCGGATACGAAAACCCAAGAACGCGGAGTAGCAAATGAACGTGAAGCAGCACGAGGATCGAAGTCGAACAGATCCTGCTTTGCGAAAGAGATGTAACCAGTTACATCAGGTGAAATGTTGTTGATAACAGCCCAATTGAACCAGCTTTCGTAATCGACACGCATTTCCAGGTGAACGAAACGGTTAGCAAGCGGAGAAGGCATGCGATAAGTGACACCTTTGTCAGTTTCGCGGTTACCAGCTGCGACAATTACTACATTGTCAGGAAGAACGTAGTTTCCAAGACGACGATTCAGGATAAGCTGATAACCAGCTGCCTGTACGCTTGGAGGAGCAGCATTCATTTCGTCAAGAAACAATACGACGATGTCGTATTTTGCTGCGAATTCTTCAGTCGGAAGGTCAATAGGCGGAGCCCATTCCATCAGACCAGATTCTTTGTTGTAGAACGGAATACCGCGCATATCGGTCGGCTCCATCAACGACATACGCAAATCGATCATATAACCGTTTGCTTCGTCCGCGATTTCAGCGATCAATTCACTTTTTCCGATACCAGGAGGACCCCAAATAAAGACCGGGCGTTTCTTTTTGAAGCACCGCTGAACACGAGACTTACACTCGCTTGCGGTGACTGTTCTTGTTTCTACTACTGTTGAGGCCATGCTTTTATTCCTTTATTTATGTTTAATACGTGTATTATACAGTCTTTTGAGGATGAAGTCAAGCTTTATTTTGCGATTTGGCGATTTATTTTCAACTCATTCGAGGGAATATGCGTCCAGGAGTGCTTCCAAGTCGTTGTCATACAATGCTGCCCAAACTGCGACTTCCTGACTGTATATGCCAACTTTTGTCATTAGCGAACCTTCAAATCTGCCGGCTGTATAAGGCCAGGGCATGCGTTTGCTGAGTTTGATGATATCGCCGCTGTACAGAAATCTGCATTCTATGTAATATGGAGTAATGTTCAAGCATTCTTGGAAGAATCTGGCGCCGATTGTAGATAGCGCGAATCCATTGCTATCATTTGCGGCAGTCCATATAACGCTAGGGATGAAATTGGCCATTTGGAAAATATCGCGCTGCCAATTTGGATGGAGCTCGTCTGCTAGTTTGATGCATTCCGCGAGAAATTGTGCTTTTGGCATGCCTCTAATAGTGCGTTCGATCATGTTATGGGAATATTTGTTCACCTTGACTAAGATAGTGAACTGTGAAATTCTCAGTATTGAACTGCTTATTCAGCTTTTTAGCAAGGTTAATGGCGTGACCAGGATTGCTGAAGCTAGTCTTTTTATACTTAGGACCAGGATAATTGACTAGGATGTTCTGTGTTTTTAGGTTGATAGCAGTACCATTATAGAAAACTGCCCAAATACCTTCACAACTTAGAATCTGATCAGATTTGTAAGTGCTCTTGTTTATGGACTCTAATAATACTGTAGGCTTTGGCCGCGACATGATAATACCTCTTATGTAAGGTATTTATCTATTATATCGGGTTATAATGAATTATCACCTGGATCTAGCACTACTTCAATGACGGTATTTTCGTCTGCTTTGGCTCTTAAAGAGTATAATTCTTCAAGCATATCGAAGATGTCAGTGTGCAATGCCCTTGCTTCTGCTGCGGTCAATTTGAGTTCTTTTCCGTGGCTAGCGTTTAATGCGCGAATTTTGTCGTTGAATTTGTTAAAATGTAGTGGAGTCATTTTCTTCTGCTCCTTCGCGAGTCCATTGGGCTAGTTCGTCTTCGCGATAAAACGAACAATCGCGCCGATGATCTCGTGGCATTTTGTTCCTAATTCCACGCTCACATTCCAGGCAATGATACAACCATTCTCGCCGCCCATCTGGCCATCTATGTTGACATTTTATAAAGTTTGATCTGTGCCCGAACATCTCTTCGCGGCGATCCTCGTGATCTGCGTACTTTCCACGTCCGACGAGTCCAAAAAAGTAACCTTTTTGGTTCTCTTTTTTCCTTTTCTCTAGGTATTCCATACCAGATACAGTCATTTGCGGACAACCCATATCTCCGTCGTTACCTCTCATCGCGCAGCCCGGATTTCCGCCAAACGCTCTTTCATCTCAACTTCTGTGTGAAATGGACCTTTGTAGTCGTTGCGATCTAATGTCAGCATTTTGGGACAATAGTTCTTAACCCAGCTTCCGTTGAAGCTGATGATGTAATAGCCAGCGCAGAAAAAGCTCTTGCTAGCTTCCAATTTGGTGTAAAGTGGCAGTCCTTTTGACACGTCAAAGACAGTATTGAACGTCTCGCCGTCGGCGGAATATCCGTAAACTGTGCCAACTTCGTCGTCTGCAGGCGGAGTGATTACACGTCCGATCTTGATACCATGCTCCTTGCCCAATACTTTGATAGATGGGAATTTCTTGCGTCCTTCATCACTTACCAATACAACTCCTTTGGAATGCGAAAGCTTTTGGATTGTGGCTGTTTGATTGCCGTTGTTGTCTTGGACGATCCAAAACTTGTTCTTCAGTACTGGTTTTGCTATCATGTTCTTGCCTCTTGTTGTTATTTTATCAGTCATCCACCTGTTCCCATATATGTGAGTGTATCTAAATAGTACACTGGCGTGGGACCTTTTCCGTAGTCATTATCGAAGTGCATTAAATCTGGAACTGGATTGTATTTAGTCTTGTAACAATTACCAGTCTTTCCGTGCTTAAATAGCAGATAGAAATTATCTCGCATGAAGAGTGGAAACTTGCAATATGCGCGATTTTTGCTCTGATCAATTGTAAAGTATTCGCGTCCTTTGTGTGGATAAGATGCGCCTTTGAGTTTAGCATCAAACCAAATTGCTTGCCCATCTTGATCAATTAAGACAAAGTCGGGCACAATATGTTCTTCTTCTCGGTGCTTTCCTTTGTATATTCGCGGTCCAACGATTGTACCGCCTGTTGTTGCAGACGGATCAATCTGATTATTCATTATGTAATGCTGTGGATAATGCGCGTGAAGAATGTCAATAGCCTGACCTTGCTCAAAGGCCAAGCCTTCTGCTAATCGTGCTTGAAATTCTATTGTGCCTTGCTTACGCATCCGGCTCATATTGATAAATGCTGTCGATCTTGACGCCGCCGATTTCCAGTGCTTGAATATCCTTTTGAAACATCAGTTTGACTTTCTTGGGAATGTCGGCTTGATCAACTTTACCGAATTCGCCGCGAACAGTTTCTTTGAATACTTTAAGAAACTCGCCAGATCCACTGTATTTGTCAGTGTGATATGATCCTATTAATCGAATTGTGATTGCCACGTTATCCTGTGTTGCCGCTGGAAAGAGTACTTCGAAGCGTGACGTTGGAACCTTGTTAGCGGGCGCCATTATAATTGCTACTGCGAGGCCGGCTGCGGCGATGAGTAGTAAAATAATTCCTATTTTAATCATAAGTCTGGTAATCCTGCGTTGAGTACATCGGCATATCGATTAGGAAATTCTGCAATCTTCACCAAGTCATACTTACCGCAAAACTTCAGCAGTTGAGCGCCAACCATTTTAGCAGGTGGCTTCATGTACGCATTAGCTAGAGCTATATCCATTCCTTCTCTGATATGATCTGGTTGACGTGTTAAATCAATTAACGTCATGTTTCTTTCATAGTCGTCAATGACTTTGTGCTCCTCACTATTATGATCCAACCAACGCTGGAGCATAAAGTTATTCCAATTGTAACCCTGTGACACACGATCTTCATATGCTTCGCGTATGCCAATCTTGTTCTTTGTGCCTTTAAGGTACGCACCGGGATATGAAGAGAATACATTGTCTCCAGTATCACCGCGTATACACTTAAAGAATAGTTCCCAAGCTGGATCCGGAGCAGGCATTACTTCTTTTGTTTTGTTGTCGACGACCGGCTGACCCTTATCATCATAGACGCCGTCGTATGTAATTAAGCGTTTCGAGACACCGTTGTATTGCTTGACGTTACGGTCGATTAACTGGATGAAATCCGTGTCCGCGCTGATAATAACGTGCTCGTCATTTGGGTGCATCTGCGTCCAATGTGCAATGACATCGTCGCCTTCAGCGCCTTCTACTTGAAGAACTGTGCAGTTGGTGCGCTTGTCTAAGAAGTTACAGAGATCGTTGTAAGCATCAAAGAACAACTCATCTTCTTCAAGTTGCTCCTCTGTTAGTGCTTGTCGTTTTTCTGTGCGATTGTGCTTATACGGTGTGTAAAACTTCTTACGCCAGCTATTTTGACCTTCCAGTGCAAATACAACATGATCGCCTTTGTGATCACGGAACTCTTTTGCGGCAGAAGTAAGTGTTAAATGCAAGCCAAAACCGATTTTGGTCCAGGCATCTGCGTCTCTCGCGGCGATGTGTTTGCAGCGAAAGAACATATTCATAGTGTCAATAATTATATATTTCATTAGTTGTATTATACTACTCTTTGAGGTGTTTTACAATGTTTTCGAAAATTACTTGTGATAGGTTTTGTCTGAGCATAGAGCAAGCATGATTTGATACTGTTCCCATGCTTCTTGTAATCCTGGATTGCCGTCGCGCAATTTTTCTTCAAAGTATCCATTGCGGATGATCTTGTCGAACTGCTCCATAGAAAATCCACCAATATTCTGTTGATACCATTCTTGCGTTTCTGCCATTGTTGATAATTCTTTAACAGGAATTTCAACAATTAGGACTTCTTCTGATGTTATTTGTGCTTGCCAATCATGAATGTCTCTGCCCATTTCGGAGTCAGGATTAATCCACTCAACTGGAATGCTATTATATACATTGCGTCGTTCGGATCCAACAATCTTTCCACGTTGACGTTCTACCCATTCCCTAATCCGCAATTGGATTTTGCGGATTAGG